GCAAATAATAGATTAATAGAAAAAGATAAAAAAGACAGACTTACAACATTATTTAGCATGGATAATACATCACCAGAGTTTAATGAGTTTAGAGATAAACTAATAAGTGATTATCCTACTATGGCAGTTACTATAAATAGTATTTTAACTTCTACAGAAAACATAAATGAAGATAAAGGTTCTATTGCTACTATAGATAGAAACATTCATCTTGGACTTTATAACAATAATTCAACACAATTACTAGAAGATTTAGCTAAAAATAATGCAAGTAAAACAACTATATTAGCGTCTTTTAAATCTTTAGCTAGTGCAGAATTAAGAGCAAATAGTGGATTTACAAGTCCATTACAAGATGCTGAATACACAAATACAATTAAGAAAACAGCTAAAATATTGTCTGACAATATACCTAAACTTTCTAAATTTGACGATACTAGAAAATATGATTTTATGGTAGACACGATAGAAGTTGAATTATCTGATGAATGGTTAAAATGGAATCGTGACAATCCTAAACCTAGTTCTTCAGAATCAAGAGAAGTACAAATGGATTGGATTGCTAATTCTAAAAAATGGTTAGACAACAAAAGAGAAGAAATAATTAAACAATACGATAATAAAACTTATCTTGACACTTTAGCGGCTAGAATAGAATCATCTGGTTTAACAAGTGCTTCTGATTTAGATAGTTACGCTGAAGAATATTACACAGAAATAATTACAAAAGAAATTAAATCATTAAAAGAAGCTACTGCACCTGATGGTAGTTTAGTAACAGATGCTTTAATAAAAGAATCAGCAGAAGATTTAGTACCTTTAACACAAAAGATTTTAGAATCTCCATTTTTTAATAACTTAATGTCTACAGCAGGATTTGAATTATTTGGTGATAATCCTGAAACGAAATATGATGAAAGAGAAATTGTAGTTGGAGATATACTTACAGGACTAGGATTGTCTAACATAGACTACACTGACGAAGTAAATACAGTATTAGATAATATTAATAACTATAATGAAAGTATTAAGATACCTGACATAGAAAAGAATTTTATGTTATTTACAGATAAAGATAGTGTTCAAGCACAAGGCAATGCGTTTATGGAAGGTATGAATACACTAGCAGGACGACCAGTTACTAAAGGTTTCTATGATTACTACATTAAAAACAATGTAGAAGTAAAAACAAAAATGGCTCAATCATTTAACATTTCAACAGAAAAATTAGATGAGTTTGTCAACAACTATTTGAAGTAAAATTATGGGAGTATTAGACAGTTACACAAGCAGTACATTATCTACTGATGATAATGACAAATACAAACACTTACACAAGAACAGAAGAACAAGAATAGAAAAACAACAATACGATAATATGAAACGTATTGAAAAACAAAAACTTGCTCTTGATAAATTACAATCAGATGAATTTGAAATAGTGTTACGTAGATACTACGAAGGTGGTGTTAGTGATGCAAACAATAAATTTACTAATGGTAAAGCTGTAAAAGATTTTACTAAACAAGAATTAATAGAAAAATTCTTTCAAGACAGAATATGGAGTGAGTATAATACAGCAGGTATTGCGTATGATGTTGGTAACGTAATGATGAAAGATGACCAATACAAAGGTGACTGGGCTGAAATAACTCAAGTGTATGCAGACTTACCTTGGTTTGGTAATGAAACTATAGGTTTTGCAAAGTGGGCTAAAGATTTTATACCTGCTCTTGTGTCTGACCCTCTTAACTTATTTACGTTTGGTGCAGGTAGTACAGTTGTTAGAGAAGCGGCTAAAACACCATTAAAAGGATTAGTTAAAAAACAATTTGTTAAACAAGCATCAAAAGCGGCGGCATTAGATATTGCAAAAAAAGAAGCTGTATATGGTGGTGCTATAGCAGTGGCGGCAGACGGAGCACGTCAAATGGCTGAAATAGATTCTAATTTAATGTCTGATTATAATGTAACTAGAACATTATTAGCAGGAGCAACTGGTGGTTTAGCTCAAGGTACAATCGGTGGAGCAATGGGTTACTGGTCTGCTAAAGGTAAAGCAGGTAAGTTTTATGATAAAGGTGATGGTTTTAAAGGTGACTTAGACAGAGATGTAGGACTAGGTGGTAAAAATGATGATACAACATGGTCAGGCAAAGATGGTAAACTAACAAAACAAAAACCATTAATACGTAGAGCACCTATAAAAGTTGGTACAAAAGTACAAGCTGATGACAGAGCTAATGTAGGTACAGTTATAGAAGTTAAAGGTAACAAAGCTAAAGTAGAATTTATAAATAAAAAAACTAAATTAAGAGCAACTAAAACTTTTAATAAAGAAAATCTTAAATCATTAGATAAAGTAAAAATTACAACTAAACCAGACCAAACAGTTGTTATAGAAAAGAAAATAAAAGAAGTAAAAAGAAAAACACCTATAATAAATTTAAGCAAAATTAGTTCAAGAGAAGACCACAACATTATTATAAAAGAAATAAACAATACAATTAAACGATTAAAAGATGAAGGTTCTATTAGAACCACAGAAAGAGTTGGTCTATTAGCTCAAATAAAAGACAGAGCTATGAAAATTCTTGACCCTAAAAACGCAAAAGAATTAGCAAAAGAGTTAGAAGTTATATCAAGAATAGCACCAGATTTAGCACCTAACATACTAGCAGGTAGATACAATTTAATTAACAAATCTAAAGAAATTATAGAAATAAGAAAAATAGGTAATGAAGCAGTAGACCCTAAAGAAAAGTTTGCTGTAGCACAAAAATTGTTTGAAGCTCTAAAAGAAAAACAATTATTACTTAACAATCACATCAAGTCAGTAGAAGGTGTATCTGACGCACTACAATCCCAAAAACTTGTCGTAGAAATGACAGATGCAGATAGACTTCGTTTAGATGCAGACATTGCTATAACAAAAGAAATGCCTAATATATTAGCACGTATTGAAAAAATGTCACCAGAAGAACAAGTTAAAGCTATTAATCAGTTTGCTGAATTTTCTAGTAATGATGAGTTATTAAGAAAATTTATTAGAAAATATAATAGAACAAAAAAAGATACTAGAGTTACATTGTCTGAAGCATTAAACGAATATGTAACAGGTAACTTACTATTTGACCCTACTACACATGAAATTAACATACTATCTACAATAGCTAGATTTCAGTCTAATATAGTAGAAAATTACTATAGTGGTCTTATAAGTTTTGCCAGAGGTGAAGGTAAATTAGGTTTAAATAAAATAAGAATGGCTAATGATTTAATGTTAGCACAAACAAGATTTTTTCAAATAGCTTTTAAAAAAGCACAATTAGCATGGAAAGCTAACAGAAGTATTGGTGATACTATAGAGCATAGATTTGATGGTAGACAACAAAGAAACATGGAAACATATATTACACAACTTAGAGAATCTAATAATATGTTAAAGAAAGCATTGTCTTATGTTGCTTCTCCTATTGGTAAACTATCTTTCTTATCCCTAAGAGGACTGGGAGCAGGAGACACATTTACAAAAAATATATTTAACAGAGCTCAAAGAGTAGCAAATGTTAATCAAAGAATGAGAACATTTTATCCTGAGTTATGGAATAAAAGAAGAAAAATAAATAAAACACAAATTGTTAGAATAGAAGAAAATATTAGAAATTTAAAAGAAAACATTAGATTTGAAAAAGCACAAGATAAACCTAATGTTAAAAAGATAAATAAATTAGATAAACAGTTATTAAATCTTGAAGGTCAGAAAGTAACACAAACTCCATTTGAAAAGAAATGGTCTGAGTTGTATTTTCAATATGAAGATGAGTTTGGAAATTTTAGACAAACAAAAACTTTTAATAGATTAGAAGTAGAATCATTAGATGATTTAACAAAGTCTGTAGCAAACGACCCTACATATACAGCAAGAGTTAGTTCATTTACACAAAATTTAAGAAACGAAGCATTAGACCCTAATCAATTCTACCCAGACCAAAAACAAAGTTCTAATAACTTTGGGGATTTATTATTAAAATTAACTAATCAATATCCTTTAATAAGAGTATTAACAGGGTTACACTTTGTAAAAACACCAGTAAGTTTATTTAAGTATGGGTGGCAAATGACACCTATGTTAAATAAATTAAACATGGAGTATAGGGCAATGCGTAATGCGTCTGACCCTGTACTTAGACAAAAAGCAGAAGCTCTAAGTTATTTAGGTATGACAGTATATGGTATGGCAACATACTATGCTATGAATGATAAAATTACAGGTTACAAAACAAAAGATAGAAAACACAGATTTTCATATAAATATCAAGATGAAAATGGTGTAGATAGATATGTTTCATTATCAAGATTCTTTCCATTGTCTATACCATTTATGGTAACTGCGGCAATAAAAGATTCTATAGAAGATTTAGGTGATTTGTGGGACGACCCTGCACACAGCATAGAACAAAATAAAATATTAGAATTTTTCACACACATGGCAAGTTCATCATTTGCATTGTGGTCTAACATATTTGCTAGTAACTTAATGACTCAAGATTTCTTTGAAGTTATGGCAATATTTAGTGACACAGAAGCAACTAATGAAGAAGGTGCGGCTAATGTATCTAAAGTAGATAGATATTTTAGTAGAAGTGCAAGTAAACTTATACCTGCGGCTACTGGTTGGAGATGGTCTAATAAAGTATTTGGTGATTCAGAAGTAGAGTTAATGAATATGATTGACCATTTAAGACAATCTACACCTTACGCTTTAGCAAAAACTATAAATGATGAATACCTTGATGGTCAGTTTGAATTATTAAATTATGGTGATGCGTTATCTCCTAGAAGAGATGCGTTAGGTAATACATATCCAAAACCACAAGGTTTGTTATTAGGTAATTGGCAAGATATATTTCCAGTAACAAGTCATTGGAGTGCTAACATTGTAGATAGAAATGGTAAAAATATATTAACCGAAAGAGCAAAATCTATATTACAAAATTCTAATATATTATGGGAAAGACCTAGATTTAAAGTGGAAGTAGGTACAAAATTAGATATTAATTTAAAAGAATATAATGTTACTAAAATGAAATCTACTAGAGTTTTAGCTAACAACATAGAATTAAGAGA